GGTGGAAAGATGAAATATCTTTCTTTATTTTTGGTAGTGCTGCTATCATTAGGCATGGCATCCGCCGCCTGGTATCCGACCACTGCGAATGTAAAAGTTCAATCTCTGGATGCTGCTGAGACCACGGACACGGATCAGATCAAGGTGGCTGCCGTAAATGAGTTCAACAGCACAACTCATTTCGTATTGACAAGTTCAGGCGCATCAAGCTCTGGGTTTGTGGCCCAACCCGACGTATGCCGGAATATCATAGCCACCATGAATACGAGCACAAGCGGCAGCCTAAAACTGACGGGGACCAATATCAATGACGAAACCATCACCGAAAACCTAACATGGTCTTCAGCAACCGGGGCCAAATCTAGCACCAAGGCATTCAAAACCATAACAAGAGTAGACGGAACCTGTACCACAAACACGGCACAATTTATTCTAGGAACCGGGGGTCTGTTGGGTATGAGAGCGACTATTGGACCAACCAACACGGTTTTCATGGCCGCATTGGGCGGAACTAGGGAAGCAACTGCTCCATCCGTAACCGTGAGTAGCACTGATGTTAGCCTATGCACAATAGACACATCCACCGCTCCAGGCGGGGCGGTAACTAAATTCTGGTATGTGTGAGGATCTTATGACGGATCTCATAACCAAGAAGCCTATGAAATTAGGCACTGTAAATATCCCGGTAGGTACCGAGATTGGAAAGTTGCCGGAAAACATCATATCAGAGCTTGTGACAAGGGGCCTTGTGGATCGCACGAAAGAGCTGCCCAAGGCAGAAAAGCTACACAAAGAAAAGAAATCCGAGACGGGAATTTAAGCCCGTCTCATAATTATAAAGGTGTTATTATGACTACTGCCGTGAGCGATAGCTACGTTAGACGTGGGCTATAAATACTAAGCGGTCAATCAATTAACGCTGGATAGGGCGACGGTCCGAAGAGAGATTTTCCTAGATCTCCTGCCAGCTCAAGTCTACTAGGAAAGCATGATAGGAGATGCGATTGGATGATTAAAACCATATGTCGGCAATGCGGAAAAGAATTTTTGGTAAAAGAATATAAGATTAAAAAAGGCGAAGGCAAATATTGTTCACATGAATGCGTTGGGAAAGCGCAACAAAAGAAAGTCTCTTTGATATGCAACGAATGTGGAAAAGTTTTTCAGGTCTGGCCGTCTGGTTCTGATCAGAAATATTGCTCTCTCGAATGTGCGTTTAAAAATCGTCCTAAAAAAGAAAGAACCGAATATAAATGCCCGACCTGCGGAAAGTTGTTTTATGCTCGCCCCAACACGCACACGGGGAAAACTGCTTACTGCTCCAAAGAATGCTATACGAAATCTCAGATCGGAAACCCATCAAACCAGACGGGGAATAAATGGAATCATCCACACCCACGCAGGGGAAAATGGGAAATAAAAGAGAAGATCTGTGAGTTTTGCGGTAAAACGGTCACTGGTAGATCTTTTATAATTAATCAAACTTTGAAATATAATCATCATTATTGTTCAAGAAAGTGTGCTGGATTGGCCCAACGAAAAGAAGACAAGATCTGCCCGCGCGGTTATGGCAGAACAGAATACAAAGAGTGGAAAATCGCAGTTCTTGCGCGCGATGGCGGGAAATGTCGCTTATGCGAAACGGATGGAAATGTAAATCGTAAAAAACTCCAAATTCATCATATAATACCATATTCAATTCGGCCCGACTTGGAATTCAATGTCGATAATGGCGTTGCTGTTTGTAAAATGCATCACGATTTGATGAGGAACAGAGAAGACGAGTGGGCAGAACAATTGGCTGAACTTATCGGAAAACCGCTGTTATCAACGCCTAAACCAAATTCGCATGTTCTGAGAGGAAGATATGACAACCACCCCAGTAACAGACTCGTACATTGCTGATATCGAAACGCTCGAATTAATGTTGGCATCTGATCCGAGGCCCGCTGCAATCGCTTTATTGGCGGCGGATTCTACAACCCAAACCTGGTATCTCCAGAGAGCTACCAAAATAATAGACAACATGCCACTGAAAGGCAGCACTTATAATTATATCGACAAGTCATCTCCTAGCAGTGATGAACAAGCTCTGATGTTTCCAAGAGTCATTAACGGCTACCCATATGATTGGGACGATGAGACATCTACCGCTATCGTTCCAGAAGATGTTAAAAAAGCATGTGTCGAAGAGGCAATTGCGCTGTATGATTTCTATGTATCCTCACCGGGGGACCAAAAAAGACGTAAATTGCAGGACCAGGGAGTTAAGTCATTTTCCGTAGGAAAATTATCTGAAAGCTATGGAGATGTAAGGACATCGGCCAAATGGAAAGGGATGCACAGCCAGGATGCTTATGATTTAATGCGCGGTTACATCGCGGGCGCGGTTCGGCCAATCCCGTGACCGAAAGTTATTTATTCTACTAACACCTACTAACTACTATGACAGAAGGGCGCGAACTGAAGTGTAAGCATTGCGGGTACGAATGGCGATATAAAGGCAAATCTGGTTATTATGCCACCTGCCCAAGGTGCTTAAGCAAAGTTCGGGTTCCTGAAGTCAAAAAATAAAAAGTTGGGTGTATAGTATGTCGGGAACCGTGGATATAAATCCTTCTCCTATAGAGAAGGTTTTTGAGGTTGAGATAACCGGAAAGAAGCCGTTGCTTATGCACAATCCGGTTGAATCGATGCGCATTGCATCAGAATGGAGACTTAAAGGAGTATCTCATCCGCCGGAAGACGTTCAAGCAGAAGCTGGTTTGTACAAGAACACAAATGGTGATATCTGTTTACCTACGTTGGTTCTGCTCGGAGCCATACGAACAGGCGCGGCTGATAAGAAGATCGGCGGTAAAGGAAAAGCAACTTTCAAGAAGCTGGTTTATTCCGGTCTTGAAATTGAGCCCGATGATCCGAAGTTGATCTATGACAAATGGTATATAGATTCAAGGCCGGTTGTCATTGGAAAGGCGCGGGTAATGGCCAACCGTCCGAGGTTTGATAATTGGTCTTGTATCTTCAGAATCCGAGTAGTTGACCCGGTATTCTTGGAGCCAACCAGACAAGGCCCTGAGTATATCAAGGACATCTTGGATAATGCTGGCAAGCGAGGCGGCATCGGTGATTTCAGGCCGCTTTTTGGTCAATTCGTTGTCTCCAAAATCGCAGAGGTCTCTGAATAAGAGACTCCTATAATTCGGTGTGGTTAGGTCTGGTGGGGTTCGGCGATATAAGGCACGGTTCGGTTCGGCGGTGTCTGGTAGGGTGGAGTAAGGCATGGATCAGAGTTCTCCGAAAGGAGACTTAGTAGATTCGGTACAGTGTTGTGTGGTTGGGCAATGTTAGGTGGGGTTCTGTAAGGTTGTGTATGGTTTGGTTCCATTAAGAGGCAATCATGAACTACGAACCCACCAATTTAGAACAAATAGTATCCGACGCATTGACAGAACGAGGAATAAAATTCGCAGCGCAATTTCCGACAACCAGCGGATTTGTGCTTGATTTTGTGATAGGCCCGAATATCTGCATTGAAGCCGATGGGCCTTGTCACGATTCGAGCAAAGCTAAGAAAAGAGACTGGTTTAGAACCAAGTGTTTGATAACAGAAGGCTGGAAAGTTTATAGACTTGGATATAAACTAATTAATGACTCTCATCTGCTCAGTAAACGGTTAGATGAGATCTTAATGAAGTGATGTGCGGTTAAGTGATGTCTGGTATAGTAACATCAAGTTATGTATGATGCGGTGGGGTGCGGTGTAGTAGCGTAACATAACCCCTTTATTAAACACTTTTTTGGTAGGTTTTTATGATCGATGATTATCTATGTAGCGGCGCAGTTTTGGTCACTAAGTCGCCTGTTAGTCTTTATGATGGCACCTCATCGGCTACATTCACCCTAGGAACTTGGCCATCTGGCAAGACTGGCCGCCTCAAGATAACCATTTCGTCCGTGACAGGACATACCGATTGCGCAGGTAGCATCACGGTGGGTAGCGAAGTGGTCACTTTTACGGCGGGCCTGACACCGCCTATTACCAAGCAAACGACAACCAGCTTAACAGCGAATCCGGTTATTACCAGCACCGGCCTAGATTGCCATGTGCATATCACTGTTATCGATACCGGCGGGGTAGATATATTAGCTGAAACCCTGATCGCAATCGATACAAGAATCGAAGCCTACAATAGCGGATTCTACAACTCACAGGGCGTCTGGACAAAAACAAATAGCCTGATCCTCAGTGTAACAGAGCTACAAATTGGCGACATGGTTCGCAAGGGAACCAAAGATTATAAAATCCAAAATGTAGAAGATAACCCGGATTTGGGTCAAGAATCTGACTTTTACACATATTTAGCAAACTGATTACCGGCTGAAATGGCAGCGGAGACTTACACATGGTTAGCGAAAAGATATGGGGAAGTGCAATAGGCGCATTTGTGGCCTATGGCAAAGATGGGGCTACATTGGTCCCATTGAAAGTAAATGCTGATGGCGAATTGGTTGTCAATTTGGAAGCTGCAACGGTAAACATTGGCGATGTCGATGTACTCTCATCTGCCTTGCCAACCGGAGCTGCCACCGAATCCACACTAAGTGACATCAAGACGGCGGTGGAAGGGTCAACCGGCGAAGTGACTGGGGCCGTAACCGACTCCTACGTCGCAATAAAAACCTGGGCGTGTAAAGGATTCACTCACAAGCTTTCCCTTCTGAAAAACACTGATGGCGCAAATGCTCTAAAATATAAGGTCACAGGATACCTATATTCCGGTGGGCTACCTGAAATCTTGATTGCAGAAACGACATTGGCCGCAAATACTCAAACTGCCCTTATGGTATTCGATTACCCCTGGGCAGAAATCGTTTTCGAGGTCAAAAATGCAGTCGGTGCGAGTGCTGCTGATTATCAATTGGATTGGGCAGGGGGCATCTGAATGGTATATTCTGACCCATGCGCGGTGGGCTATTCCGACAAGCGCAGTTCCGCGAGGCCAGAGCATGATGCAATAGTCTATACCGAGGGCTCGCAGGTTATCGCTGAAAACAGCAACGGAAGGACAGTTCTAGCCGGTGCAATTGACTCAGAAGATCCTGGTAGTGGGGCAGAGTCAGCAGTCATGCAGGCAGCAATTGCCTCAAAGGCGATGCCAACCGTATATATATCTCCTGGAATATACAGATTGCAAAATAAAATAATTCCTGTGAAAGATATGCACCTCCTAGGCGGCGGCCTAGGAAATACAATTCTATCCCCGGCGACTGGTTATACTGATGCCGTTTTAATCGATGCAACCGAACGCTTTTCAATGTCGCATCTGAAATTCGATGGTCGATATCCAGAGTCGTTCGCGGTCGGCGGGGCATATATTCATCCAATGGATGCGCTTCCGGCAGATCTGCGTTGGCAGATTCGGTTTTGCCAATTTTACAATATGGGAACATCGTCGTTATTTTTAGATCAAACTGATGAAATTTTTGTTCAAAACTGCGAGTTTGTTTCAAATCGTGCAGTGTCATCTGTCCCGGCCCGGTGCGCCGATAATGCCGATGTTATTTCGGTCGCTGCTGTCTATTTGCATTTCATTGAGAATATGATGGCATCTGATTGCTGCGTCACAAATGGAATCGGCCTCGATCTCATGCCGTGCGGTAATTCTTGGGTTACAGGAAACAACTTCGAGGGCTATGGGTATGGGGTTTCGGGAATATGCGAAAACCCAAGCCACATGTCGATAAACAATAATCAATTTTGCAAACTGTCAAATTCCGGTATGTACTTATGGAATTCCTACGTTGTGCAAATTTGCCACAATAAATTCTACTGGATCACAAATTACGGCATAAAACTGTATAACGATCACAATTTCCTGATAGATTCTAACCAATTCGTCAACTCTAACGCACAAAAGTACATGAAATATGCGTTTTATGTTGACAGTTTGTGTGATTATCTACATGTAACTAACAACATCGTATCAAACATGGTGTCGGGAACCGCGACACTATTAGATGCTGCCGGGTGGGGGGCGCATAGCATTGTCGCGAACAATGACGGTTACATTGCCAGAGGAGAGCTCAGGAGATACGCTGGCGCAATCGGCACATTGACAGAGAACGCTTTCAATTCGGTTGATAATCCTTTTGGGCAGTCGGTCGCATTGCTGTCACTGGATATTTATGTTTCCACCGGCGCGACGGCAACCTCTCCTAATATTGATTGTGGCATAGGTTCGTCTGCGACCGCAGACTATACCAATCTCTTCGATGATCTACCGGGAGAGACGATTGGTATCTACAATTCCAAGATCGCTACGCCCGGTGCGCAGAATCAGCCTATCCTGTGGCAAACTGGCGCAGGTAATCGCTATCTGAATATGTCGATCAAGGATGCTGCTGCTACTGGAATGGTAGCAACTTATGTGGCGACTGTGATGGGGCTGTAAACATCAATTGCCCCATGAAAGGCGGATCGTAAGCCGCTTCGAGGGCCACGAATAGGTGAGTAAACATGTCTGAAAATTGGCTAAATGGAATTTGTACTTACACGGGCCCGGAGGCAAACCTTCCTCTGGGCGGACATAGCAAAATCCCTGGCTGGTATCCTGAGAAGGTAGCTAGATCCTGGGTGGTAATGGATGCAGAAAGTGATGAGGGCGTGGCAACCCGCAAGACATCGGAACTGAAGCGAGATGACATCATAATTGGCGTCAATCTCAATCCGAAAACGCTCGCTGCAATCTATTCTTCATATGGGCCGAATTTTTATCTCATCAAGGCGGCCAACGCCGGACCTTGGATGACTCCAGATGAGTGGGCAAAGGCTCATCCCGATATGCCGAATGGCCTTGGTCTGGTGGCGATGCGGAATATGAGGCAAAAGCTATCTGGTGGTGGGGTGCATTTCTGATGAAAGAAATTCTCATGCTCAAATCATATAAATGGTTTGGCGATACTCTTTCTGGCGGTGCTCGATACAAGATCGGATCGATGCCAGGCGGCCACGAACTGACAGAAACGAGGGCCAAGAAACTGATAGCAGGTGGATGGGCCAAGGAGGTAACGGAATGAGTTCATGTGATGCTAATACCCGATTTCAGCTAACTCTGGCAATGCTTGGATCAGTTTTGCTGATTGCGTTAGTTGCGATGGTGCTAAGCGCGTTCGGTGTCCCCGTTCCCGAATTCGTGAGCGGTGTTATCCTGGCAAGCTTCGTACTGATGCTGAAAGATGCTTATGCTAGTTATTTCAAGGCAAGAGAAGAGCTACAGGCCGCGAAAATAGAAGCTGCAAAGCAATGAGGTTGCATGTCAAATGACGACCTCATTTTACAGCCTCTTTAGGAGTCCAGAGACGCCATAAACAGTCTCACCGATGCCGTAAATGACTTGAAAATCGAAATCGTTGGCCGGGAGAAATGTGATGGATATCGCAAAGATTTCAGTTGCCGCCTCGATGATATGGACGGAAGGCTAAAAAAACTGGAAGAAGACCGCCGCCTGATAGGACTAACCTGGGACACCGTGAAAAATAATAGCGTCCTAAAGGCTGGATTTTTCGCCTTGACTCTTGGCGTAGCATCCCCCCTTGTGAATCAGATAACCGGCGTATCAGAAAAGTACGGAATTCGTGAAGCTGCAATTGTATCTGCTATAATCATCATTGCTATCGCGATTGCATGGGCACTCATGAATCGATCTGCCACAAAAAAGTTACTTAATTGGTGAAAAATGACTATATTTTTAATTATTCTGTTGATAATAGTCGGAAGCGGCAGTCAGCATGACGATTTTGCCCCAGGGACGTTGCCAATTGCACCGGCTGCAAACGCCATACAGACTTTGGCGCAAGCGATAGACTCTCTCTGTGATGGGGCCGATCACATGAAATTTTTGTCGGATTGGTGGCCGGTGCCATTGAACAATAGCAGCATACTTAACATTAGCGGGTGATAACATGCGGCCTTGGGACCATGATTTTAGATGCGAACTCAACGATCCGTCTTGGGATATTTCGGCTTTGGATAACCTGATAGCTATTTGTAACGAGAAGAAAAACCAGATTTGGAAGGCCAATCACAGTCACATATGACGCCCTTTAAGGGCAAGGTACATCAAAAAGAGGGATTGCATGATTAGGCGCGGGCCGTGTAAATGGCTATCGGCCCATGACCTTCTCATGTCATGCAGAATTGATCTGTCTTATAGCCCGCAGTTTCATTTGCTCATTTAGATAATCGAAGTCCTTCTCTGATATTTCCCAAGTATCGGTATCGGGAGCGCCTGGGAAATCTCCGGGTTCGCCCATGACAAGCTTGCAGAAGAATTTCATGTTATCTCACCGATAAGCGTGCCAATAAGCGCGATCAGAGCACCTACGATCATGCCTTTTGTGAAATCGCTCATATGCGCCTCATCAATTTACCAGCCAAACGACCTACTATCTTCCTGCCTATCCTGCGACCGACTGCCTTTGACCCTTTGCGAATTGCGGTTAGGTCGTTATGCAAGCGAAGGAGCCTGTAGATGAGAGATTTCAAGTGCATGCTTCCTCCGGGCAGTGGTCAATTTCGGGAAATTTCCTATTCATCTCAGTGCATATTTCCATGCACTCCACATAAGACGAAAACGCTGCGTCTCCGTGCCCTTTAAATCCAGTTATTTTCGATACCCATGTAATTCTATACATCTTCACTGTCACTTCGCGATATGCGAAATTGTAGCATCCACCGCGTTCTTCCCCATGATAGACCGCGCGGCAGAGGATGCCGTCCGCTGGGAATTGGTTCATTGTTTAGCCTCATTCAAATAATTTACAAAGTTCTTGTAATCCTTCTTATTGTGACTATACCCGCAATGCATGCCAGTTAAAGTGCATGATATAGGCGCATACGCAATGTGATATTCGTTCTGACAAACTTCATTCATTGCTTCTCACCTTTTGCAAGTAATGTCATGCCATTCTCTTTCAAAGTCGCGAAATGGAAGTCGTATAAGAATTCTATTGCTCCGCTTCGATTCAAATACTTATGGCGATCCATGATATCTTGTAACATGGAATCGGCCTTTGCGCTTATATATCGATTTGCCATGATATCTTAATAGATCTGAAGATATATCAAGCTTTCGCTCTACATATCGCCTTCGCCAAATGCCCTACAATCAACGATCATGGGTTAATAGGCACAATCTATCCACCTATGAGACGAACGCCTGCCTAGGAGCCTGTCATGCTACCAGACAAAGATATCCAGCGGATTCTTGCCAAGTTTGGCCCGGAAATCAAAGCCTATCTGGAATCGGTAGGATTTTTCGATGTCGAAGGGCCATATGATCCTCTTGATTTCATTGCCACAAATCAAATGCAGGAGTTTGTCGCAGCAAGCCGCGAGAAGAATAAGGCAGTTTGGGCGAAAGTCGAAGAGTTCATGTTCAAGGAAATGGAGCTTTCATCAGTCGAATTCGCGAAAGCCTACAAATTGAAGCCTGTTGAGAATGTTTCTGATATAGCGGATAAATTCTTCAAACCGGAAGCGGGAAAGCTCATTAAAGGCATGACAAAGACCGACAAAAACAAGCTCATGTCTTTCATTTGGTCAAACTCTGGCAAGAACGAACGGCCTCTTGCTAGGCAAATCCTGAAAGAGCCTGGCCTATCTGGCATAGTCGATAATAGCGGTTTCCGGGCACGGATGATCATCAGGACCGAACGGCACACGATGACATGGGGCAGTTCGGTAGAGTTTGCTGTCGATGCTGGCAGTGAAACAAAGGGATGGGTCACTGTCGGAGATGGCCGGGTCAGAAATCCCCACCGGGCGCTTAACGGCGAAATTGTCCTGATCAGAGAGCCATTTTCAAACAAACTGCAATATCCATCTGAGCCAAACTGCCGGTGTCATCTTGTTTACGGATTCGACAAGGCACTGACGAGATCAGGTATTCAGGCATTCACCAAGACACCGCCCCCTTATATCGGACTTTCTGAAAAGCAATTGTCGGAGTTATACTCATGAGCATAGAATTGAAAGTTGCCGCCGATTCGCTCAAGCATGAAATTGCCAAAATGATTGCAGAGCAAGATGCTTTGGCGCAGAAAGCGGCCAACCAAATCCTAATAGAGGGCAAGAACGCCGCCCATGCGCTGAGCCTGAAAGACACCAACCACATGGATAACGGCATAGAGCGGGTAAGCAAAGTAGAGCGCATAAGTCCATGCATCTATAGCATAACATTGGGGTCAGATGCGGATTACACGGAACATCAGGAGTTTGGCCCCAAAGAAGAGACAAAAAGAAAGTGGCGTTTCAGGCCATTTATCCGGCCATCTGTATTCATCATGCAAGCGAAGGCGCGGGAGTGCATCGAGCGGGTTTATGGCGAAGGCTAGATAGTGTATTCCGTCCGCCTCCGCCGTGCCGCTAATTCTCGTATCATGAAATCAAAAGGCATTTGCAAAGTTAAATAATTTTCTCAGGAGTCTTATGTCAAACCTATCTGCTGCCTTAGCTGCCGCTATGCAAAATGATGACGCCGTCGCGGCTCTGATCTCGGGCGTCATCTCAGGCCGAAACTTCGATCTGCAAGACGAAAAGCTTGCCACGTCGCCCTATGCATGTATTGCAGTTATAGATCTGCCGTCATACGAGCAATCCTTTCTTGGTGGCAACGGCGGCATACCATCGGGGCAGATTGAAGTCCGATGCATATCAAAGTCATCTGAGAATGATGCAAAGAACTTGGCCGAAGCAGTCAAAACCTACATCCGGGCAAATACAACCCTGTCATGGAATGGCAGCACATTGGACTTTTCAGTTACCAATTGGCGGCAAACGCCGTACATTTCTGAAGATCTTTCCGTCTGGGAAGAGATTCTGACATTGGATTACTTAGGATAATTGCCGATGAGTTCTGCGCGAATGCGCAGCGGGAGGCAAAGACAGATCTGTTTTAGGAGAATAAATATGGCTGTAATATCAGGAACATCAGGAAAAATCTATGACAATGCTACCCAGGTTGGTAGTATCACTCAGTGGAGCATGAACGCAGACATGGGCATGGATGAGACCGGCGCTCTCGGAGACGTGGCCAAAAAGCCCATGCCCACCATCTACGGCGTTTCCGTAGACATCCAGGGAAAGTACAACAAGGCGGATGGCGGCCAGGGCGGCCTTTGGGCCAAGTTCATCGCAGGCACGGCCATCACTCTGGACCTCATCGAGTCCGGTACTCATGGTGGATCTGCCGCAGGCTACACCGGCACCTTCTACATGAAAAGCTACAAGGTCACCGCTAAATGGGACGGTTACGATGAGTTTACCGGGTCATTTGACGCCTACGGCGCTGTAAGCTACTCTTCCAGCATCTGAGGCTGAAATGGCAGTAATTAGCGGAGTATCGGCTGCATTCCACATGCAGACGGCTGCCGCCGCCACAGCAACGACCGGCGAATCCATGACCCGAATAGGGTCCAGCCTCTGGTATAAAGCACCAGGGGCGAAAATCAATTGGGACAAGGACTCTGCCATCACGATAAAAGACGGCGGCACCGATATAACGACCGTACAAGAGATCAATTACGCAAGTGGCCAGGTCAGGCTCCTGACAGCACCCTCCGGCGCGGTGACGGCAGATTTCAGCTATTTTGCACTGGCTGAAATCGGCGGCTGCTCGAAATGGGACATCAGCTATAACATGGGCATGGCTGAAAGCGGCACGCTCGGAGATGTCGCAAAGAAGCCCGTGCCTACTATCTTGGACTGGAAACTTTCGGCTGATAAGCACTGGTGGGATACCAGGGCCACGCTCACCACCGATCTTGCGGGCGATGATAACGACCTGGTATATACCGCCAAGCAAGGAGGAGATGCCGGAGAACAAGTCTCGATCGAGTACAAGACAGGAAGCGGCAAGACCCTGGGAACTACGGTATCCGGTGATGATATCGTGGTCCAGCTAGGGACCGATGGCGGCGGAACTGTGACTAGCACGGCGGCAGAAGTTCAGGCCAATGTCAGATCCTGCGCAGATGCCATGAGGTTGCTTGATTCTGTAGAGCTTGCGGCTGCAAATGACGGCACCGGACTGCCCACCGTCATGGCCCACGCACATCTGGCAGGCGGTGTAGCCTCGGATTACCTCACCACTCTGAAGGCAGCAGGTGACCTCATTGTCAGGGCCTACACCGACGATGGGGCCAGCCTATGCCGATATGAAGGCATTGGGTACCTGTCTAAGGTATCCGAGACGGTAAAATGGGATGCTCTGATTGATCAGCCCATTGAGATCACCGGGCATGGCCCACTCTATTATGTGGAGGGCTAGGAATGCCTGAGAAATGCCCGATTTGTGGGCAGATCCATCGAAGCCAGGAAGAAGTTGAGGCAGACGACCTGGCAGCAAGAGAGAAGAGTCTGCCTAAGCGCATTAAGAAATCCAAGAAAGAGGAGTAATCCTCATCGGCCCTTGCCTAGGGTCATTCCCGAAAGCCGTTCCTGGCGGTTGGCAGGGCCACTATACCAGGTTACAATTTTGCAGGAGAATTGCATATGTCAAAATCTGCTAAATCCAATCCCGAAAAGGGCCTAAGAACCGTATCTATTGATTTTGCCGGTCAAACCAGAACTCTGAAATTCAGCCATCCGATCGTGGGCAACTTTGAGGCCGAGGCAAACGGAATTTTGCACGCGATCAAAGCAACGCCTGAAGATCAATTCCTATTCGCTGATAGGCTCATCGGCGGGTGGCTCGGTCAGGCCAAGATCCTTTCTTGCGCTCTGCGCCATGCCATGAATAACGAGCTTCCACAAGCCGAAATAGATAGCGGAATCGATGATTATATTCAGTCCGGCGGCCAAAAGATCGACCTGATTAGGGCCATCATGAGAGCCTACTACATGGCCACGGACCCTTCTTCACTTGCCTTACTGGAACGGAGCTGGAAAGCCTCCGACGAGTTCCAGGCGATCCAAGACAAGGCTGCCACCGAGCAGACGGAAATAATGGAGAAAAAGATAGCCGCGGCGAAGGCGAAGATAGATGGCTCGGATATGAAAGAATTGCCAAGTTGACGCTCGGGCTATCGCCTGCCCAACTCAACGAGTATACCGACAATGACATTTTAGAATTGCTCTATTACCGCAAAGAGCAATCAAATCAGAAAATCCTCAGCTTGAAACGCCTGGCTTGGTTCATCAGCAACGCAATCGGCAACATATTCTCGAAATATCCAAAGTCGTTTAGTGAACTTTGGGCCGAAAACCCGCCGCAAACTAACGATGAGATAGCCGATAATTGCCGCTTGAAAGGGCACAAAGTGCCTCACATGGAGTGATTTTTATTCCAGCTTTTGAAATTTCAGGAACTTACAACGGCTCTGCTATCATGCAGGGCTTACAGCAATTGCAAAGCCAGCTAAACGGAATCAAGGCCCCAACAATCACTCCTAATTTTCAAACTGGCAATGCCACATCATTCATGAGTGGCCTGAAAGGCCAATTCGCTGGTGAGAAGGGCAACTTCGCCGCAATAGGGCAGGCTCTGGGGCAGAACCTTACAATGGGAATGACATCCCAGTTCGGCTCCGCCGGTATCATGGCAAGCTCCTTCGCCTCTGCTCTTGGCCCCATCGGCATAGCAGCAGGCGTGGCGGGCGCTGCTCTGATCGGCCTAGGCGCTGCATCTACTCAGGCAGCATCTGCATGGGAAGACATGAAAACGTCCATAGGCCGTACCACCGGGCTGAAAGGCGACAATCTGGAAGACCTCATGAGCCAATTGCAGGACCTCCGGCAGGAGTTCGGCATCACTGCACAAGCTGCGTCTTCAATGGTCGAACAGGCCGGATCTATCGGTGTCGGACAGTCCAAGTTGGCATCTGGCAACATGGTGGGCTACAAGCAGGAGATCCTTGATTTTACCAGGGCCATCACGCAAATTCAGGGCGCATGGGGCATGTCAGCCGAAGCCACGAGCAGCGGCATAGGCAAAATGGGATCTGTGACCCTCGGGGCTTGGAACACGCAACGCAAGGCCCGTGGTGAAGAAGAGATGTCATGGGCCGAATACGCCTACAAGGTGGGCGGTACTACAGATAACCTAGCCAATGCAATGGGCAGCTCCGAGGAGGAGATAGTTACCGCTATGAGGAATTCGAGCGGAGCTATCGCCAAATGGGCACCGGACGAGGCCACATATGGCAAATGGCAAGCTATGGCCAGCTTCCTCATCGATACCGGAGATAGCGCAGGCGAAGCCGGAACTAAGATCGAGCGTGTTTCTCAGAAGATGGAGCAGAACTCTGCTGATGTGGCAGCTCTGATGGGCCTAGATGAAGCCGGGATGCAGTCTAAGCTCAAGACCGACTTCATGGGCACTGTCCAAGAACTAGGAAAATCGATTGCCTCGATGCCAGCCAGCCAGAGGCCGGACTTATTCAAGATGTTCGGCATCGAGGGCGCGAGCTTAATAGGCAAAGTTGTCGCCGATATAGAAGCCGGGACCGGCAAGCTGCAATCGGCCTTTGATCTGGCTCTGTCTCCTGGCAATGTCGAAGCTGGTTATCAGGATGTTGCAGATAACGCGAGCAAGGCGTTTGATCGCATCGGGCAAGCTGCTCAGGTATCACTTGAGAAGATCGGCGGCCAATTGCTGCCGTTTGTTACTAGCTTTGCTAATAGCATCGCTGATGCGTGGGTGAGCGCCAACGAGGCAGGATCTCAGCTTTTTGCAGGTGCTCAGAAGTTACTATCTGGAAATGCAGGCTTAGGCGTTGATGTTTCTGAAAGCGGGCTTCTTGGACAGCTAGGATACGGCGGAGAGTGGGAAATTGGATGGGATGGCATTCACAGGAAAGCGGCGGATGCCATAGGAGAAGGCGCGAAAGAAGGCACGCAAACCGGCATGGAAGCCGGAAGTAATGCTGCTCAGAAACAAGTGGCAGAAGACCTAAAAACAGCTGCTGAAGAAGCAGCAAAAGCATTCGCTGAAGCAAATGATGCTTACATAAAGGCACATCCTGGCGGCATGTCCCTTTCCGGCACGTATGATACTGGCAAGAAGGACGCCGCCGGAAAGACGATATATGCATCAGGTGCGACACGAATCATAGGCGGGGCCGATCACACCAGCACCTACCTGAAGCCAGGCACTACATCCGACTTCGCCACGATGCTTGCTAGCTACAGTGCTCAGCACTTCTCTGGCGAGAGCATATCCAGCTCCGGGTTCTGGAACATTTTCGATGGGTCCGGGAAAGTCGTGGCTGAGAAGGTGCTGGACCTCGATGCTTGGAAAGAGCAGATGAGGCCGATAGTCCTTGATCTGCCTAAATATTTTGAAACCGCCGGGGATAGCATCAAAGGCACGCTCCGAAACGCGATAGAAGACGGCGTTATCGAACCTCTCAACGAAAAACCAGCGCTGGAAGGTCTGATAAAGCAACTCAACGAAATGGAGAAACAGCACCCGATAGAGTTTGAGGCGGCCAACTTAGGAGAAATCCGAAAAGACATAGAGGACTCCCTGAAAGGCGTAAAAATCGATCTCGATTTCAGCGGAACTGAAGCCGATTTTGAGGTCTGGCTGCTCGACAACAAAGAGCGGTTTGAAACCCAATGGGCGAATACCAAGCAGATGCCACTCCGGGAAGAGCAGAGGGCACGGTGGCAATGGGAACAAACCGCGACTGAGGAGCAAAAGAAATACCTGCGTGGTCTGGACGCAGCTGCCACAAGCGACGATCCGGGAACCGCTAGCACGGCGGCAGTTTTCCTAGATGCTCTCCTGCGATCAGAGCCCGCGCTGGCAAGAGAAACCTGGCTGAGAGAAGAGGCTGCATCTGCGCAGGTCGAGCTTAATCAGCATGTCAAGCTCGTAGACGGCACCTTCATTGCCATCGATGAAAATGGCAAGGCTCTTGCGCCCACATTCGTTGATACCACGGCAGCCGCTCGCGGTGTAGGAACGGGACTGCTGGATCTGGTCGCCGCTCTGGCAAATGCCGCATCACAAATTAGGAGTCTCAATTGGGGATCCGGGAACCCGACATATAGCGGCGTGGGAAACTATTCGCCTTCATATATCTATTCAGGCAGGGGTTTAGGGACCACATACTATTCCGGGTCCAATATCAACGCGCCGGTGAACTTGCTCGCCTCGCACTACGTCAACCCAAACAATTTCAACGGTCTGCTAAACACGTTCGCCAATGGTGGTGAAGTCAACGATGCCGTTTTCGCTCTAATCGGCGAGGCCGGGCCAGAGCTTGTCCTGCCATTATCTGACCCGCGCAGGACAATGGAACTTTTGCAGAAATATTTGCCCATAAGGGCATTTGCTGCAGGCGGCGGTGGAGGCCTGCGCATGAGCAGCAGCCTATCATCATGGGGTGGTAGGCCCGGCGCGTCATCTAGCTACACGACCGAAGGCCGCGATCCCAGCGCGGCGCAGTGGCAAGATTGTGTGGCCGGAGGATGCCGGTTGCAGACCGAAACCACCAGGCAGAATGTGGACGACTGGAATGCCGGTGTAGATAGATCTGTAACTGATGTCCGAGATTCGTTCTCATCCATCAGCGATCTGTGGTGGAATCCAGAAACTGATAACCGATGGACCATTTCAGGCGGAGCCGATAGCTTCCAGTCATCGAGCAAACGTGGTCAAGCAAGCGTTATGATCTCGGATGAGGCTCTAAAGAACATCAAGTTCAACCCGTTAGGCGATGAATCCTCATGGGATCATTACAAGATGGATGATCGGATAGCGGCCTATGTAGCGCAATCAAATGCAGCTCGGGGTATATCTTCGGTCATGCCGTCCGGGCCGCATGAGGAGCCTGCCTGGTTCATGCAGGCGCTGGAATCGGTCGCGGGGCAAGGCAAGTTTAGCTCTTCCTCGAAAGGTCTGCTAAACCCGGCGAAAGTGGAATATGATACGCTGGATCTTGTGAACTCCGGAAAATCTCAGGGACTCAAAGTATCCGATGTCTGGAATAGCATATATGGAGAGGCTTTTACGGAGGGCTGCATCGCCACAAACAAGCCCGATCCGAGCTTAGTATACACACCTTCGGCCAAAGCGATATCCGACGCAGCATATAAGCAGGCCAATGATGATGCTTCTGCGTGGAGGTATCTGTACGGCGAATCATTTACCGAAGGGTGTATAGCCACGGTAAAGCCAGATTCGACTCTGAAATATACCGCTTCCGAAAAAATCAAGGAAGAGGCCGCGAGGGCATTGGGCGGATCATGGGGCAGCGCAATTGTAGGTTCGCCCGGAACGATAACGTCAACGCTGGCCGGAATCAAAGAGAACACCGCCAACATGGCAGGCAGGCTATCCGAGCTTAAGACCACAATCGGCACATCCACCTTGGCGTCCGGTGGCATCCTGTCTAATGGTGGGATCTTCAGTCAGCTAAGCGGCAATAAAACATTTTCCGCCACGGGGGGCGGCGCTCTGGTGTCCGGTCTGTCAAAAGAAGGCTATGTCATCTCATATGATCCCCGGACCGACACCTGCGAAGGGCTTTCATTCAACCCTCCCGATCCTAGCTTGAAGACCACCGACAGATTCTACCTAGGCATCACCGCCGGAAATCTGCCGATGCAATCATACGAGCAAGGCTATGGTTGGGGCGGAAAAGTCGGATGGACTGATGATCCGGGCCTGCAAAGAGAGCAGGCGGCGGCATTATCTGCGCTGCAAGAACAGCAGCAGCAGTCCACGAAAGGCATCCAGTCGATATCCACAAATGGTCGAGACTTGCTCTCCGTTTCCCGGCAAATTTTGGCATCGAGCCAAGACGCAAACGCAATCGCGATGGCCAATGCCGTTATTTCTGCATATGGTGGCGGATCGTCTGGCTACGGCGCATTGGTTTCATCGAGCGGCGGGTCTGATTGGTTCTCTGCCCGGCAATCGCGCTATGGCTCAACCTTCGACGACTGGATATCAGGCGGTGCAGCGGGCGTTGGCCAAGGCAGTGACCCTGCCTGGTTCACGGCGGCATTGCAACAAGCTCTGGCCTCCGGCGGCACCATCGGATCGATGAACTCGGGCTGGAATAACCCGTATACGCGAGGGCAGAACATCGTCAACCAGGTCGAGAGCACGGGCGGATCATACGGCGAGTGGGTGCCATCGCTTGCGACGGAAGCATTTGTCCCCTCCTCGACCCTGGCTGTTGTAGGCGACAAGCCCGGCGGCGAATACGTTGTCGGAGCTGCCAGGTTCGACTCCGTGGTGGAAAAATTGGGCCAGTTCGGCGGAGGCGCGCCCAACATCACCATCAATAGTCCGGTCACCGTGCATGGCAGTGTCAGCGGCGACGATTTTTACGCGGTACTCGATGAACGGGACCGGAAGCTGAAAGCAGACATCACAGAACAAATCGCAGTCGGACGGGCAGGTTACTAAATGGAAATCTTAGTAGAGAACGTCGGTGAAGATCCCATCGAGATTGACGCCGATAATTGGGACCTAACCAGATACCGCGATGCGAACCGGCCATCTGAGTTCAAAATCGATTGTTCCCGGCGCGTTCCGGTCAAGCCATATGCGAGAGTCATAGCCACTGATGGGGGGGAAACCCTCTTCAGGGGCTACATTCAGAGGCCGAAGATAAAAAATATCAACCAAAGAGAGCTAAACTGCAAGGGCGAAGAGGACCTTCTGCTCAGGCGGCACACGGGCCGGTATTCCTATGCGCCGGATTCTCGCGTGTTGGCGCACGCATTTGCTTCGGATGCGCCTTCTCAGACCGCAGATGCTTACGACGTATCCATGTGTCCGGGCCTTCTCTGGATAGCCAACAGCATCATTCCGTTTTATGGCAACCTAATTACCACCGGGACTCCCGTGTATGATTGGTATTACTATGGATCGGATAATATATACAAGTTGGCCGGGCTGGGATCGGATAGCAGAATAGGCACATCCGACATCTATATGGAAGGGTTATTACTTCCGAGGCAAAGCAGCTTTGCGAACCTACAGGCGACGGCGCTCTCGTGCTACTCAGATGCAAATGATCTATGGGTGCGCTGCGACAATGCCACTTATAATCATGGTTTCGGGCCGCAGGTCATGCTATGCGCCGATGATGCGTATGCCACCGGCGTTGAAATGGGAAGTATCGCTAACAGTGACACCTATCTGAAGGGGAATTTTCAATGCGAATCTGACAGGATCTTAGATATCCTCATCGACCTGGCAGAATTCCACAATTTAATTCCATTTTTCCGCTATGAGGCAGACCATACTTACTTCGACGTTCTCCTAAGCTATCCGGAAAATGAATTCTTCCTGCCCGAAGATCAGATCAAGGAAATAACGCAATCCAGAGCCACTGACCTGAAGGTCCACGCCCTGATAGGCCGGGGCATGGGAAGCCGCGATGCCATCCAGAGATATGCGCCTTCTGACCACGCTTGGAAAGGAGTCTGGTATCAAGAAACATATGATGCCAATGATACATATCTTGACACTACCGGGCGGCTCAAAACCGTCGTGGATGCTGAATATCATAGGCGGCTGAGCGATGAGGTCTTCACCGTAAAACCACTGCCGGAATGGCCATTCTCGCCGCTCCCCGGCGACATGGTAGATCTTGCACTGATCGGCGAATCCGAGAAAATCCTACAAGTGGCATCGCGAAAGACCAATATGGCAGGAGACGTTGAGGTCGAGCTAGGCGCGAGAAAATCCGATATCATGGATGCGTTCAACGCCAAAAGCAGTCTCAGTAAGGTGTATTCCGACGAATACCTAACCAAGACATCAGATACGATCTCTGGCAGCGGCACAATGCAGTCCGGGGACCTGACACACGGCTGGTGCACTGGATACGAAGGCTCCTTCACAGTACCGGATGAGGTCAGGTCAAATGACTGGAGCCATAGGGTGTTTTTGGGTG